CCCAGTCGTGTGCTTTGAGGAACTCGGAATTATCACTGATGTGTACATGTTGCGCCGGGAACACGATGTCGCGCTTGTTTTCACAGGCACGCATCGTTACGTCACAGGACGCTAAATACCCTCGCCGATGTTCGTCAAAGTCTCGTGGGCCGCCGTACTTGTATGACCCTGGGTTAGCATCGTTCAAAATTTGATTTCCCGTAGGTCTAACAGGAACGTTACCCATGATTACTCACTTGTCGATTTAGATTTTTTGGATGTCATCTCAAGATATCTTTGTTCGGCACGTGTCATCGGCAATATGCGCTCACTACCTGTTACGTAAGGATTATCAGCTAACTTATCTCTGTATTCGCGCTCTGCTTGTTGGCGTTCTAACACCTTCTTATTGTGCTCGATTGCGTCTTTGTCAGCAAAACACCATTCACGTCCCGAGAAGATCCCGAATGATGTCTTACACACCTTTTCAGGCAGCAAATTATCCACTGGTGGCGGTGGAGGCGGTGGTTTCTCTGTGCGCGATCCGACGTCTTGCTCCCATTTCTTTGGAAGTTTGCGCTCCCATGTGGTGAAAAGTTTGTCCCAAGCCAAGAAGACAGCGGCGTAGGCTGCAGCAGTAGCATAGCCAGTGTTGCGCTGTTGTTCAAGTAAATACGCACGCGATAGTGTGGCAATCAGCAACGGCCCCGCAGAGCGTGCGACGGTCTCGGGATAGCCAAGTGCGAGGATGCGTATAAGTGGAAGACAAGAAACGCCTTGTGCGATTGGATCATGTGTCTTAATCTGCACACAAACCTTTTCGGCGAGGTAGCCACGCATTGCATCAATCGCCAACCCTTCCATATCGAGTACTGCTTAGAAAGAAAACTTTGTGCTGCGTTCAGTCAACCAATTCGCAACACCGACGTGAGTGTCGAAGTACAGGAAGGCCGACTGCCCCGTCGCAGCATAGCCGAGCCACAGTGCGCCATGCAGCTTTCTCTCGTCCGCCCACCACGCAGGGCCGCCAAAGAAGCCGACGTGTGCGGTTTCGTAGCCCGCGAGCCACCGTGTGCTGATCACAGCAGCGGCGGCGCGCAACCAAAGCTGATCGCCCTGTGCAGCTAAGACGTAGCGCAAGGGTATACAGACGCCCCAAAAGAGCAGAGCGCGTTGCATTGTTATCAATGACACGGAAAAAAGATTTTCCAATTATGCAACAGAATATGCCAACTGGTCCATCACGTAACACACGCTGTAAAGGTGCGGCGGTCATGATTAAAAAGGGGAAAAGCTCCTCGATATTGAGCACTTACTGCAAGAAAACTGCACGCAAAGGCAAGAAGAAGACAAAGTAGCGACTTTCTGACGGTAGAGTACGGCTTCTCTTATGGGGCATTCGAACGGTTACAGACCGAACAAGGCCGTGCGCAAGGAAGTCTATGCACTGCGCGAGGAGCTGGCGAAGTGTCACGCCTACCAATGGCAGCGCGCGGGGATGATCATGCAGGATATCGTGCACCTGCTCGGTCACGCCCACGGGCCCGGCAGAGGTCGCATCGAGCCGCGCGCGTGCAAGTATTGCAAGTATTACGGGCACACAAAGCAGTGGTGTCCGAAGCGTAAGGAAGACGAGGAGAATGAGATCGAGGAGATCGTACGAGCCGACGAGGCCGCGCGCGAGGAGATACTCCGGAACCTCTCGATCCCCACGGAGCTCTACACACCCGCGACAGGTCCGCAAGCGCGCGAATTCGACCGTATGCGCCAACCCTTCACGATCTGCGCCCATATCGGTGCGGTCGTCGGGACACCTAGCGACACTCACTACGGCAAATGGACGTACGACGCTAAGGGAAATGTTGTTAGTAGAAATAGCGTGCTTGAATCAGAGTACGTTCGCTAGTATCACTTCCCGAATCACTATCATCTAAACGTAGACGCTCACGAAACGCACGAAACGCTCGTTGGATGTCTTCTACTGCGGACTTAACATAACTAAAACCACCGTACAAACGAGCACCCCAATCATAACTCTCCGCACTCGCAACGGTCATCGCCTCGGTGTCCGGAAGAAACAAGCGCAGGAAACGGTACAGCTGACTCCAGTCATCGCGGTACTTCCAATTCGGGTCCCACATTCGCGAGTCTATGTACCCGTCTCTGTACGGACCACGGTGCTCGTAAAAATAGCCTCTCAACGCAGGAGGTAGCATCTAAATACTTATGCGTTTGGAATTTATGCGACAAAGCTTCCGAGGACCGCTCTGTCGCGCGCGGTTCGGCGGTGTTCCTCGGCGACTGCAGCGAGTCTCTGACGCTCTTCTTTGCCGGACGTCACGAGCAGCAGCGAGACGAATAGGAGAGCGATCAGACGGATCATACCTTGTACAATAATGTGTGAGAAACTATTCGATTGCAGCAGGCGCACTTTGAGTACTTTGCACACTCGAGACTTCGGACTCAGTATCGTCATCCTCGTCCGAGTTATTGTTGTGTATCACAAATTGTAACCCGCCAGCACCACCAGCCTTCACATCGTCACGCAACTCGTCAATCTCTTTGCGCAGTTGGTTCACAGAGCTCGCGATCTCCTTCAACGCAGCAATAATGTGCCACGTGTCCGGGCGCATCAGCGGAAGTCTCGCACTGGGTGGTTGGAAAGACCATCGTCGCGCTTCCACTTCTGGAATTCGCGCACCTTGGCCATCTGCGCCTTCGCCTCGTCGCTGCCCTTCACCGGTCGCTTCGGTGGGCGCACTTGCACTGTCTGGTGCGGCGGGGTGCTGCATTGGTTTGGGTCGCTTTCTTGGGCTCTCGGGTAGCTCGGAGGCTTCAGAATGCTCCTCGGATTCGTCCGGCTCATCAGAAACCTCGCCTGATCCATCGTCGTCTTCCTCTTCTTCAGAATAATCCAAATCTGACTCGACACTTTCGGGATCACTAAGCTCTTCCTCCTCCTCCCCACCGCCCTCGTCTGCATCCCAGTCCTCGTCGTGCACAGCCGCGTCGAATTCCTCTCCGGGCACATCTGCAACGAGTTCGCGCATGTACCACTCGTCGGTCGCCACGTACTCCTCCCAGTACGTCGTCACCTCCTTGCGTTCGCGACGTGGACGCCCCTCCCACGAGATCACATTCGCAGTGTCCAGATCCATCGGTACTCCACGTTCAGGGACTTAGAAATATGAGTGTCACGCAGCTAAGTATTGTTTATAAGATTCTGGCTAAATGCGGCGACCCCGGGGGATGTCCGTAGCATCAGGTTGTACTCATTGCCGCCCGGAGCCCATTCGTAGGGTGCAGAGCACTGTTTCTCGCACTGTTCGCAGTACTCGTACGCGGCCTTCAACTCGCTCAGGACGATCTCGGGCGGCAGCTCGGGCGCGAACTCGACCGCACCCTGGTAGTACACGGGAAAGCTCGCGGCTTCTCGTACACCGCGTCGTGTACTGTAGCGTTTGAAGCAGGCACCCTCTAATTTGACGAAACTTTGCTGCAGTGTCGGCGGCCACGGCGGCTCCCAATGCCGCGCTTTCGTCTCAAAATTGTACCAGGCGACATCCTTGAACAGATTCACCAACCGATAGTACTCTTGTAAAGCGTCCTTGTACGACTTAAAAAAGATCTCGTGATAATAATCCCACATCTCGCTCTCTAGATCCTCAGACTCCTCACAGGAAGCCATTTTCGTGTACTACTAGCGCCGTCGCACATCCAGTTGCTAAGAAAAAGGCCTTAAGATGGCAGGCGAGTGTGCGCTTACATGGGCATATCGCAGCAAGGTATGTCGCGTACGCCATGAGCATCGAGACGGGCAGCTGTGTGCGCATCTTTTTTACTCACGGACCAGAAAGTTCTCTGTGCACATACTCTTCGATCGTCTGCCCGCGCAACACTGCGACTCGCTCGTTAGGCAGCATGTGCAATACGGCGTTGATGCTGCGTCGGAGGTGTCGATGCTCGAGCCACAAGAGTGCGTGCTCGTCATTGCAAAAATACCAATCTACAGGGCCATCACGCAGCTTGTATGCATGCTTACACAGCTTACGAGTCGCGCACCATCGACAGAAGCACGTGCTCACGCGCTTAAATGTGCGCTTCGGTATAAAGGCACCCATACCTAAAAGTGCTTGCTTTATGAAACGTGCTTGCTTTTACCCAAGAACCATACGAGTTCCTACGCCACCTGCAACACCTGCAGCCATGTTATAAGCCAGATCCAGATCCATCGACACCCGGCCGTCATAATAGTAGTCTGCAATCACACCACCAAGTGCATAGTGCACCTCGGACGGAAGTGGAAATAGGCGGTCTACACCTGTGACTCGCATCAAGGCACCATACGCAGCAGCAGCCTGCAATTTCGTCAGCGTCATCATCTCGTCTTATTGTAAGAAAAAAATCTGGTGCAAACACTGAGTATGTGCGACACGGCTGTCTTTGGCAGTTTCTTAGCTGGCGTGTGTGCTGCTTTCATATTCTTCACAGTGGTCACGATCATATCCAAACTGTGCGAAACCAAAGTTTCTTCTAAGTCGATTAATGTTAATGGCACACAACGAGTTCCAACGCGCGTTCCACGTGATGAGCAGCAGCATGCAACACAATCTCGGCAATTACTACACGACATTGCAAAGGAATTACGGCGACCCACCAATGGTGCAACAGCAAGTCGAGGAGGCAGCGGCACAGCAAGCGGCTCACGAGCATGCGCTTGTAACAGCAAGGACAGCGGAATTGTCAGAAGCTTACGAGGCCAATCGGCAGAAGACGCGAGATTTACACAAGTCTAGAATGCAGGCTCTAGGTAAACGCCCTGGACCGGCGGCGAACCGTTCGCAGCGTCGAAGTGTTGCGCTTCCTTCTGATAAGACTCCGCGTGCCGAAGCAAAGCCTCGCGATCCGAAGTAGGCAGGCGCTCGTCGAAATCGAGATTGCGCGAGTCACTCGTGTCGCGCCATGCACTGCGGACGTCCTGGAACGTAGCTCCGGACGCGGGCCCCGGTGGCGCCTGCTTGCTCTCGTGCGCCGCGACCGCCGCCTCGAGACTCGTGCTCAGGACCTCCCTCTTGAACAGCAAGTACCCGACGCTCGCACCCAGACCCAGAAGCCAAATCGCGGACATTTCTGCTCGTACTTTAGAAGAAGTCACATTACGACTGTGTTCTTGTACACGTAATATGTAAAGTCGCTGAAATTGCCAGCTTGGTGAAAAACCGACCCAAAAACACGCTGGCCGTGCTCCTTGAAGCTCGTGTACAGCTCGAGCAACACGTCGTAATATTCATCGACCCACTTTGCAAAGGGCGACCTCCAGAGTTTGCGGTTGTAGCCGGCGTCGTCCTCGGATTCGCTGCTGTATGCGGCGAGATCGTCGTATTGCGGTCGAAACGTCGCGTCCCCCTTATAGTGCGACATTGCTAGGCAGCGTGTAGAAGCCCGGCTCCTTTCCCAGTTGATTGGAATAAGTGTCGAGGTAGTAGCACACGAGTAACAGCGAGTCCGCGAGGTCGTCACGCTTCAGCTTCTGCTGGAAGACGTCGCTGACGTTAGTAGCGAATGCCGCGCCATTTGCGTTCAGAAAGCTCTGTGCCCACTCGATCGCGCGCTGCTTGTTCAGCCGGTAGTTCTTTGTGCCGATGTGATAGTGCGCCTTCACACTGCGCGCGTTGATGATGTGACAGCGCTCGAAGTAGAGTGTCTGCAAAACCGCCTCGATGATACGCATGTTACAGCGCATTTGCCGCTCGACTAAGACCGCGGCCGCGTCGTCGAAGTACTGGGCGTAACGTTTACAGAAGTCCCGGACGTATTGCACATTCTGGCAAGGCATGTAGCGTCCGTTGGGCACGAGTGACACGTTATCCCAGAACACAAATTGCGCGGTCACAAAATCAAACACACACAATCCCAAATTTTTTATCCCGACATCTACGGCTACCAGGTACCGCATTCTACTACTTACTTAGAAGTTGTGGCAGTCACGCGCACGTCCTCTGCTCTCAATTCCAACACATCCCTGTCGCAACTCACCCCAAGACAGCTAATATGCTTGCAACGACTCTTGAGAAAGTACGTTAGCAAGGCGCCGAAACACGCAGCCCACATCCCTATAAGCGTCAGCAGCCACGTCCCATTGCGCTCAATGAAATCCGGCTGTGGACACGCACGGTTAATGCACTCGAGAGGGCACACTACTGGATCGTCATCCATCGTCTCATTGCTCCATCAGAACAAATTTACGAGAACGACGTCAGAGCGCGCCCATCCTTGATTGCAAGCCAGTTGTAGTAGACGCCGTAGACGTCGATCTGCAGATCCTCGGTCACGGCGGTGCTGCCAGTCTGCGAGTCCGCGATACAGTCGAGACCAACCTCGAGACGCGCGTGCGACACCTTCGAGAAGTTGACCGAGCCCGACGGATTCGCGCCCTCAGGAGCCAGCGAGAACGGCATGACGTAGATCTCCTTGCGATCCTTGCAACGCGCAAAGGCCTCCCAGTCCTTCACGCGGCTCACCTTTTTACCTCCAAGGCCGTCCTGGCCCAAGCCACCAAACGGTATCACGCTGCGTGCGACGTTTTCAATGCACGTGTCGGTGTTCGAGTGCAGCATGGGCATCAGGCGATCCATCAGGTAGTCGCGATCGATCCCCGAGCCGTCGAGGTGGCGCGACTGGCCGTTCAGCGTGAGCTTGAAGTTCGTCGTCTTAAAACGCGTTGGCGTTGAAGCGGTTGTACTTGTCGTCTCGAGCATGTTCGGCCACGACTCCATGTTCGGATCCCTGTTCCCGCCCTGGTACGCAAAGTAGTTCTTCACCGCGGCCGTGTTCTTAGCGGCCTTACCACCGGTACCAATGCCGACAGCGTTCGAAGTGTCAGCGCCCATCTCATCGACCTTTCGGATCGTGATGATCAGCTCCGAGACCGGGTGCAGGAAGCTCAAGTCGACCTCAAACTTGTCCAGGTTGCCAACACCGTTAGAATCGACCGCCTTGCACGAGAAGGACTTGCGCGTGTAGACGTGATTCTGGTGCATCAGCTTCATCAGGTAGACGTGCTCCTGGTTCATCAGCGCCGTCGCCTCAGGACCGGTCACGTGGACGTAATGGCACCGCAGCGAGGCCTTCTTGATCGCGTTCCCGTTGTCCCACACGATCGTGTTAAGCGCTGCGTCCGTGGGTACGGCTGATGTAGTAGCGCCTAGGGCTGCTGTAATTTGAGCTGCCGTCGCAGTAGCAACACCAATTAGTTTGCCATCAACCGCTTTGTACCTCGAGTGCGCCATCAGCAGCTCCTTTTCGGGGCGGAACTTGAGCGAGATGCGGATCTCGTTGACGCCCGCAATTGCAGCAAGCGGGAAGTACTTCGACGGATGCGCCATGAAGAAAAGTCCGAGCGGAATGACCAGACGCTTACCCTCCTTGGCTGTACCGCCAGAGCTGCCACCGTACGCGATGATGCGGTCATACGCGTTCTGGTCCGTATCCGTTTCCGCATAGACGTTTACAGTCGTGCTACCACTATCATCCGGAATGTCCGAGGTCACAAGAGGACGTCCAGTCTTAAGGATGTTCTTGAAACCGTAGCGCTGCGTGTCTGAACGCATCAGCTCGTTGATGATGTTCAGGTGCTCGCCCGTCAGAACCTCGACCTCGTGCGGACCGACCGAGAAGGTGATCTTCTCGAGCATCGCATGTCCGAGAGAGTCGACCCAGCCCCAGTAGCTGCCATCAGGAGGCTGCTGTCCAGAACCCATCTTCGCCTTGTTAAACTCCACGATCAGGTCACACGGTCCGAGCAAATCTGCGGCCTTGGGGATCACGAAATTCACCGTGCTACCGAGATGAGCGGCGTTCTGCGGATCGACATCCCGAAGCTCCATCTGGAAGTTCGAGGTGCGGACGTAACCGACATTCGTGAAGTACGAGCGCGTGTTGTCGAAGAGGAGTGCATCCTGGGGACCCTGGTTGATTTGAAGTTGCGGTGCCATGACGAGGCTATATCCCTGGTTTTAGAATTTAAGCGAATGCGGATGCGGCCACGAGGCGCACTCCGGGGTGCGTAGCGGCCTCACTCGCGTACGTCCGCTTCAGGTGCGCGCTTATCTCTGCAGGGGAGTCGCCGATTGCGTCATTCCGCAGACTCGTGTTCTGAGCCTTGTCGACGTGCATCAGGTGCTCGTGGCCCAGGGATGCTATCCGACCCCCCGGCGTCTGCTGCGTCACCATCTGGGCCGCCAACTTCTTCGATGACCCGTGGGACATCAGGTACGTCGTCGCCACTACGGCTGCCGCGAGAATTGGAAGGCTCATCACTTACCTGCGGCTTGGAAAAAGCTACTTGCTCTGCTTCCCCAGCTGCAGTTGAACCTTGCACGGCAGGCACCACGCGATCCCGCTGACCACCGCCACTGTCACTGCTACCCCGCCCATGATCAGTGGCCACATTGTCATTATTAGTGTTTGAGAAATTGTCCACAATGAAGCCGGCAAATTCTTTGTTGAGCTTCTGTTCTTCGTGAAGGCGTTTTTGCAGCATATCTACTCTGCTTTGTAACTGCATGCGTTCACTGCGCTCGCGTTCGCGAAATTGCATTGCAGCCTGGAACTGCTTTGTATTATGTTGTGGCAAATCCATCTTCTCGCCACGATTCCCGTAATTGCGTAGGAGATCCTTGACGTAGCCGCCATCACGTGTGAACAAGGGCGCGAAGTTCATTTGCAATTGCCTTGGAAATTAGTCATATGGCACGTAGCGCCCCCTTTCAGATAATGGTCTAAATCCAAGTTCTCGCCACCCACCTGGTTGCAAGAGCTCATTTCCGTCAAACACACCAGAGCCATTATCTTCAATGGACAGTGACGTGTTTTGAGGTTGGATCAAATAATTTGTCGCGCTTCTTAAGACACTTGCTGTTCCCCGTGCAGCGACACCAACAGTCAAGCGTCCAGCTTCGAAGGCTGCTTCAGCAACTGCACCAGCTACCGGACCCGGTGTCAGTGCATTTGTGAGTCTGGCAACTCGGCTGTTGCCCTCACTTTCTTCAAGTTCATCGACAGCCTCAAGCGCTCCAATCGACGCTTCTTCTCGTGTTACCCAGTCACGCTGCGCTCCACGTGCATCTGCTTCTCGGGCTCTGTCCACGATCTGCTTTTGCTCATTAGTCAACGCTGGCAGATTTGTGTAACCAAATGCATCCTTACCAACAGTATACTCTTCTGGCGGGTCTTCGGACTGTCGTCGCGCGAAATAATCTCGGCGGGTGCGCTGTGCAGCTGGCGGCTGTAGCAATGGCGCTTTGGGTTGTTGCACATTTAGCTGGGTTAGTGTGTCTGTAACTTTGTTGAGAGCATTAACAAGCCTATCAGTATCGAGATTCACTTCTGGTGCTTTTGCGTCGTCACTGGCCTTTGGTGGCAGTGTTGGCGGCGGTTTATCAAAGACTTCTTTCAATTCTGTCGGATCAATGTACTTGTTGTACACGTGTCGTGGTTCTGCCATTTGCGTGGGTCCAGAGCGCTTAATCTGATCAGGGTCTTGCGATTCGTGTATACACATCTCAGGTGCCACAGGACGCCCCTTGACCCAGTGCTTGAAATACGTCCAAGCCTGTTCAATATTTTGAGGGCCGAACTCCGCAAGTACGTTCATCGCAAATTCGTGCTCTTCTGCACGGACTGTATTCTCACGCAAAAATTCGCGCACACCGTCTAAATGTGTCATCTGATTACGTCCCCACGGTGTAGCTTGCCAGTTGTTGATAACCTCCCCAACACTTTTGCCATCTTCGGGCCGGATTGCGCGTCGTTTTGGCTTACCTGGCTTGTTTTCGTAGTAATCATTAGGATGTGCATTTGCCTCGTGGTTGCCTTGTAACCACTGAACAAATTCCTGTTTCAAGCATTCGTCAGCCTCCTGTTTGTAATTCTCAGTGACTTGATCCAAATAGACCGCACGAGCAGCACTGTCAGAGATATGTTCTGCTGCTTTGAAACGATCGTCATACGCCTCGACTGCGTTGTCACCCGCACCGAGGCGTTTCGCAAGGTATGCGGCATCGTAATTTGGCCACGTACGAAAGTGCGACGATTCGTATGACGAACCTAAGTTTCCGCCAACATCCAGGCTCTGTGGATGCTTTACGTTCCACCCCCAGGTCATTTGCTCCTAAATCAGATTATTTTCCAAGACAGTACTGCAGTATCACATGGCCTCCGCTGGACTACAGCAGCGCACGCCCGCGTGGCACGCCGCTCGCAAGGGTAAACTTACCGCCTCGAACGTAGGCGCCGCCCTTGGACTGTGCCCGTGGACGAGTCGCAACCAGGCCTACCAGCGCGCGATGGGCCTCGACAAGTTCCAAGGTAAGGCGTTTAGCGAAATGAAAGGCCTTCGCGAGCAAACCAACTTTATTAAAGCCGTGCTTGGTACAGGTAACGAGGCGACACGCTGGGGAACGAACCACGAATCTGACGGGATCTTGGCGTACACGGCGCACACGGGCAACGTGGTCAACAACACTGGCCTGCACGTCCACAAGCACTCCTCGTGGCTCGCGGGGTCACCGGACGGGCTCATCGGTCTCGAGGGTCTCCTGGAAGTCAAGTGTCCCTACTACCGCAAGAGAGACGGCTCGCGTCTTCACAAGGAGATCCCGATGCACTACTACATGCAGATGACCCTGTGTCTCGAAGTCTGCGAGCGTCAGTGGTGTGACTTCATCTCGTGGTCTCCGGAAGGCTACGAGATCTACCGTCTGACACGCGACACGGAGCTGCACGAGCTCATGATGCCACACTACCTCAAGTTCTTCGCCGCGATGCAACGGATGGCCACGTGTCCGCCGGGCCAAAGCAAGGAGGAGAAAGATTCCATTTTCGAAGCCGTGACCCAGTCGATGAAGACGCACATAAATTACGATTACTGGCGCCGTGTCGACACCGAAGTCGCACCTCCGACGCCCGAGGAAGAGAGTGACGACGAATCTCCAAAGCGTCGCAAGCTCGATGATTTTTCTAGTTGTGAGACTGAAAACGATGGTGCAAGTGAAGCGCAGTAAGCAAACATGCTGGCTAGCAGACATCCCGCGCGCGCGTCCAGATCTCGAATCCGTGCCCTTTGTCGGCAAAGTCGCTGGATTGCCATCTGCACCGCCAAAGCTCGCGGCGGAGATCCGACGACGCGACGTGGGCGAACAGCAGTACGGTGGCGGGGTTCCGAAACAGACATCCGTGATCAATGCGTTTGGGCTTACAAAAAAACCAAGCGCTGTAAGTTATCTAGAAACGTCTATTGGGGCCGTGCAGTTAAGTAAGCGAGCACGCGAGCTCAAATTCCTGCCCACAACCACTGCAATCGATTTTCTAAGGCACGAGTATCTGGGCAGCCGCCAACCGGTTCCTAGACAGCGCTTCTTCCCAGTCTAAATATGGCAACACGTCACTACATGAGCATCGATGAGTTTGAGGCGAGCAAAGTCGCGTTCGTCCTTGGGCAAGACTCCAAGGGAAAGCCGAACATCTCGTGTCACATGAACTCGAACGGCGCGGACGTCGCTCTTGTGACCCCGGCGTGCATCACAAATTGGCCTCGCGTCAATGGCGACGGCGACTACGGGACGATGTGGGGCCCAACTGACCCGATGCGCGCGAAGTTCACTCTGGATCTGACGGACGCACCCGTGACCGACAGCTCTCCGAACGCGCAATTCGAGGCATTTGCTACGTTGGTTGATCGCGTCGACGACACGCTGCTCGATTTTGTGTGCGACAACCGGCTGAAGCTCCTCGGGCGCAAAAACCTCTCGCGCGAGGAGGTGAAGATGCTACAGATTCGCTCGGTGCGCCCCAAGTACGACAAGATGAGCGGTGCACTGACGGGGCACACACTGCGTCTGACCACGCCAAAGTTTGCCTACGACGGCATGGGCGGCAAGTACGCGCGCACG